GATTCGTCAGATGTTTGTGTTTATCAAAATTGTTCAAACACAATTGTCTCTAACAACCAAATGAACGGTGGCGGGGCGCACGGAGTTTTAATTCAAGACCCGTTTACCGGGCTTTATCCAAACAGAACTTTGGTGATTGGAAATAGAATCGGGCAGCACACAACCTATGGGGTTGTGGTTTATTTGCCAAATGGTCCTGTAGACACTTTTAATGAAATTGTCGGAAATTTTATTGAAAATATACAAGGAAGTTTTGCTTCAAATAGAAGCTCCGGAGCTGGTATTTATGTTGCTGGATCGGGGGCGGGCGGCACAGTTATATCTAACAACATAATCAATAATTGTTGCGTTCAGACCCTTGATAGAAATCTTGCGCCAGCAGGGATTGGTATAAATGGAACTCCATCTACCGTCACTCCTTGTACTGTCACAGGAAATTCAATTAGTGGGATGACCCAAGGAGATGGGATTATTGTGGCGTCTTCAACTGGTGGGGCGTCAATTTCCAATAACTCCATAACAATTCCATCAACCAACAACGGTTCTGGCGCTGGCGGTAGCACCCTAATTGGCAACTGCATAAACATCAATGCCTCTAGTAATGTTTCCATTTCCAATGGATTGCACAAAAACAATGGGTCTGGAAATGCTTTATTTGTTTATGCAAATGGCACAAACATAAGTAACATAAGTGTTAGCGGAGGGGTTTATTCTACCTCTGGATCTGGGTCATCTGTGCGAGTGACCACAGACGCAACATATACAACAAGTGATTTAAACATAACAGGAGTTAGAAGCACCGTTTCTAACTCGTCTGCAAATGCTTTTCAACTTAATTATATTAACAATGGTGTATTGTCGGGTTTAAACGCAACTGCAAATGGCGGCGCTGGCGTTGCACTTTCTTTGTCCAATAGCACTGGCGTTAGAGTTTCCGGTGGTTATTATATTGGCGCGGGGACCAGCAATATCTCCACGTCAGGTACGTCTACAAACAATTTTATAGATAAAACTGCATATTTTGGTTCAACTTTTTCTTTAATGTCCAATGCAGGGACTGGCTGCAATGTTGACGCTAGGGGGACATCTGCACCCGGAGCTGGCAACTGGCAAGTTGGAGATCAAGTAACACAAAGTACGCCAGTAGTAGGAAGCCCAAAAGGTTGGTTTTGTACAGTAGCTGGCGCTCCGGGTACTTGGGTTTCCCAAGGCAATCTATAAAAAAGGATTGAAATGTTTGAAAAACAAACCGTTGTTGATCGCATTGAAGTTCTGCCTGACCAGACAGTTGCTGTGCGCTATCTGGTTACCGTAACTGAAGACGGTCAACCATTTGCCGAACAGGTCAAAGGCAATTACTTTAAACCTGGGGATGACTACAGCGCCGAGGACGCCAAAGTTCAGGCAATCTGCTCAACTGTCCATACGCCAGAAGTTGTTGAAGCATATAGGCTTGCACAAATCTCAAAAATTCTTGCATAATACCGTACCGGCGCGGCTCACCGGGGAATCTTAGGATTCAAAATGACCGAAGAAGTAGTAGCGATTGAAGCGGAAGTAGCGCCCGCGCCGGAACTGGAAGCTACGGCGGCCCCGGAACCTGTAGTAGATACGCCGGAAGTTGCGCCCAAGACATTCTCGCAAGAGGAACTTGATGCCGCAATTCAAAAACGTCTTGCAAGAGAACAGCGAAAGTGGGAGCGTGAGCGTCAAGCACCGCCGCCCGTTGCCGTTGATGTCCCGCCAGTAGATCAGTTTGATTCGGTTGATGCTTACGCAGAAGCCAAAGCAATCAAACTAATCGAACAGCGTGAGCAGCAGCGCCAACAAGCGGAGATTCTTGAGGCGTATCACGAACGTGAAGAAGAGGCTCGGACCAAGTATGATGACTTTGAACAGGTCGCGTACAATCCAAGTCTTAAGATCACGACTGTGATGGCGCAAGCGATTCAAGCCTCTGATGCTGGCCCTGATGTAGCTTACTACCTTGGGTCCAATCCAAAAGAGACAGATCGCATTTCCCGTCTTAGCCCAATTTTGCAGGCAAAGGAAATTGGACGCATTGAGGCTAAAATAGCCACAGATGTTCCGGTTAAACGTACTACGTCTGCGCCCGCGCCGATTAGTCCGGTAACTGCCAGAAGTTCAGGCAATCCGAGTTATGACACGACGGACCCACGGTCCACCAAAACGATGTCTGCCTCGGAATGGATTGAAGCAGATAGGCAGCGCCAGATTAAAAAAGCACAAGCCCAATATCGCTAACTTTTTTTAGGAATTACCATGTCAAATAGCATTCTTACGATTGACATGATTACTCGGAAGGCTCTCGAAATCCTTGAGAACAACCTTGTAATCACCCGTAACGTGAACCGTCAGTACGACGACAGCTTTGCTGTCGAAGGTGCAAAGATCGGTTCTACCCTGCGCATTCGTCTGCCCGATCGCGCTCTGGTAACTGACGGTGCTGCCCTGCAAGTTCAGGACGACAACGAGCAGTACACCACCCTGACCGTGGCTTCGCAGAAGCATATCGGCGTGAACTTTACGTCTGCCGAGCTGACGATGCAGTTGGATGACTTCGCAGAGCGCGTTCTCAAGCCGCGTATCTCGCAGTTGGCATCTAGCATTGATGCTGACGTTGCCAATGCGTACAAGAACATCTACGCATCGGTTGGCACGCCAGGCACCACGCCTGCAACCTCGCTGGTTCTGTTGCAAGCTCAACAGAAGCTGAACGAAAACGCCGCTGTGATGACCCCGCGATATGCAACGGTTAACCCCGCTGCAAACGCTGGTCTGGTTGAAGGCATGAAGGGTCTTTTCAATCCTACGGACACGATCTCCAAGCAGTTCAAGAACGGCATGATGGGGACTGGTGTTCTTGGGTTTGACGAGATCAATATGTCTCAGTCGATCAAGCAGCACACAACTGGTTCTTGGGGAACGTCGATCACGGTCACCAGCACCGTTTCAACCCAAGGTCAATCGACTCTCGGTATTTCGTTCACCGGCTCAAGCAAAACTTGGAACGTGGGCGATGTGTTTACGGTTGCTGGCGTTTACGCTGTCAACCCACAGACCCGTGAATCGACTGGTTCGCTTCAGCAGTTCGTTGTGACCGCTGCGGCAACGGGTTCGTCTACCGCTACCTTGAGCATTTCTCCGGCGCTTTATACGTCGGACAACGCTCTAGCAACGGTTGATTCGTTCCCACAGGCTTCGGCTGTTGTGACCATGCTTGGATCTTCTGCTACCCAGTACCCGCAAAACCTTGTGTACCACAAGGACGCGATTACGTTTGCAACGGCTGACTTGTTGCTTCCGCAGGGTGTTGATATGGCTGCTCGCGCAGTGCATAACGGTATTTCGTTGCGTGTCGTGCGCCAGTACGATATTAACAACGACCGTCTGCCTTGCCGTATTGACGTTCTGTATGGCTTCAGCACGATCCGTCCACAGATGGCCTGCCGCATCTGGGGTTGAACTTTTTAATTTAAGGAAATAATCATGGCTCTCCCCAATGGCGCAGGTGGTTACCAAGTTGGTACTGGTAACCGCGCAGAAACCGTTATGGGCGCTATGGCCGCTCCACAAACGGCCACTGCTACCGCAACCTTGACCGCAGCTCAGATTGTCAACCAGATGCTGGTTGCTAACCCTGGCACTTCGGCAGCAACGTACACGTTGCCGCTTGGCACGGCGATTGATACCGCTGTTCCTAACGCCACGGTCGGCAGCACGTTTGACTTGGCAATCGTAAACATCGGAACCAGCTCTGGCGCGGTGACTTTGGCTGTTAACACTGGCGTGACCGATGGCGGCAACGCTCTAACGGCAGTCGCTGTTACTACCAGCCAAATGTTCCGCTTCCGTAAAACTGGCGACGGCACTTATGTAGTGTATCGTTTAGCCTAAGTCAAAGGGGGAGGGCCACAAGCCTTCCCCTTTTTTAAAGGAATTACTATGCCTAATACGCAAGCAGTTGGGATCGCGTATTCCGATCCTGAGTTTACGACCTGTTACGCAAGCCAAGAAATTGGTTATAGCGCAGCAGCCCAAGGTACTGTGACGCAAGCAACGGACAAGTCAACAGCGGTAACGCTGAACAAGTCTGCTGGTCGCATCACAATGAACAACGCGGCTTTGGCTGGATCTACTGCGGTTTCGTTTACGTTGAACAACAGTCTTATTTCCGCCAATGATGTAATTATTGTGTGTATTTCTAGTGTTACCACTGGTAGTACTGCCGGTGCTTACACTTCTTACGTTTCTAATATGTCCGCTGGCTCTGCTTCAATTACTTTGCGTAATTTGAGCGCAACTTCATACTCTGAAGCTGTCGTTATTAACTTTTCAATTATCCACAGCGCAAGCTAACAGGCGGGGCTTCGGCCCCTCCTTTTGAGGTTTACGATGGCAACATATTCCGCTGGCGATCAGATCAACCGCGCCCTGCGTCTGTTGGGTGTCCTAGCAGAAGGTGAAACGCCATCGGCATCAGTGTCGCAAGATGCGCTGATGGCAATGAATCAGATGATTGACTCGTGGAACACCGAACGATTGTCGGTGTTTAACACGCAAGATCAAACATATCTTTGGACGCCGGGGCTGATCACGCAGACGCTTGGACCGTCTGGTGATTTTGTGGGTAATCGCCCAATCCTGCTGGATGATTCAACGTACTTCCGTGACCCGACAACTAACGTGTCGTATGGCATCAAGTTCATCAACCAGCAGCAGTACGATGGCATCGCGGTCAAGACCGTGACTTCCACTTATCCACAGGTGATGTGGATAAACATGGAATACCCCAACATTACGATGACGATCTACCCCAAGCCAACACGGGTTTTGGAGTGGCATTTTATTAGCGTTGAAGAACTTTCTGCACCAGCAACGCTATCAACCACGCTGGCTTTTCCCCCAGGATACTTGCGGGCATTCACCTACAACTTGGCGATGGAGATCGCGCCTGAGTTTGGCGTTGAACCATCGCCACAGGTGCAGCGTATTGCCATGACCAGCAAGCGCAACCTGAAGCGCATCAACAACCCTGACGATGTGATGTCAATGCCTTACTCTCTGGTTGCGACGCGACAGCGGTTCAACGTCTACGCAGGGAACTACTAGGAATGTTTAATTCTAGCATATTTACTGCGAGGGCCACTCCGTTGTCCTTTTGGAAGATGCTCGCGTTCTTTTGCGTAAATTGCGTGGGCATGATTTACGTTTTCCCGATGGGTCAACAATTCCAGATTTTCCAATCGATTGTCAGCCCGATCAAGGTTTTTGTGGTTAATTTCCAATCTATCAGGAATAGCCCCATTAAACGCTTCCCAGACAACACGATGTACTCGACGTTTTGTGTACTCGCTGTTTTTGCAAAAATCTACAGTCAAATAACTTGTTCTGTCCAAGCGTGGTTTGACAGGTCTGTGCGCAGCATTTCCGTTCCATGTTTTGCCCAGTTTAATAGATTGAGCGGTAGGAATGCTAACGCCCAAAAACTCAGCAACTTCCTTCAATGTAGCGCCTTGGTCAAACATTTTTTTAGCTTGTGGAACTTTCGTTGCGTCCACCGCCTTGGATCTGGCGGTTCGACGCACGTTACCCACGTTGCTCACTTCGTACAAATCCTCAAATCCCAGAACTGGCTTCCACGTTTCCATGCGTTAACTCCTTTTACGCTAAATAGAGTATAGCATGAAAACACCTATTTTAGGAAGTGCGTACGTCGCTCGGTCGGTCAACGCTGCAGACAACAGAATGGTGAACTTGTTCCCGGAAATCGTGCCGGAGGCAGGTAAGGAACCCGCGTTCTTAAACAGGGCGCCAGGACTGAAGTTCTTGGCAACAATCGGCAACGGGCCGATCCGTGGTGTATGGGCGTTCTCGTCCAGCGATAGCACAGCCTTT